GAATGAATTTATAACGAAGGACGTCTGATTTAGCCATGAATTAATTATATGACATATCCTGTTTAATATCAAATTATTGTAGTAGTCACCATAAATTAATATTTTCATATTATTTATTTTCCCTTTCGTAATTAAAAAATCTTTTGACAACTTCTTCTTGGCTGATACTAAATTTTTCAGCAGTTTCTTTAATAGCTTTTTGCTCCGCCTCATCTTCCTTATTTACACTTTTCTCTGCATCTTCAAAAGACAGAAATCCATGTTCATCAATAATCTTTTTTTCACTTTCACGGATTGGAGATTCATATTCGTGATAGATTTCTTGGAATGTCTTATAGACAGCTTCATCAGTTACTTCCTGCTTGATTTCTTGGATTAATTCTTGTTTAGTAGTTGAATTATCTGTTGGGCTTAAAATAGCACCAACTAGACCAAAGATAAATAGTAATCCTAAAACTATCAAACCACCTTTTATTATTTTTTTCATAATATTATTCCTTATAATAATCACCGTATATAAGTATTTTCATTTTTTCTCCTTTTCTTCAATGTCTTTTTTCAAAATATCTAATGCTTCTTCTCTTGCTTTTTGTCCTGATAATGTAAGTTTTTTAAGAAACATACTGTCTTCTAATTTGCCATTCAAAAGCATAAAACTGATAAAAGTGCCATCTTTATGTTGATAACTATCCATATTTGTTCTATAAAACCAGTTTTTCATATTATTTCTCCCCCTTTAAAGTAAATACTCTATTATTATAACTAATTGTTTCGATAATTCCTTTTGGAGCTTTTCTTCCTTTAGACAAGATTATATAATGAACTGTATTTTTTGCAGGAGACTTTTTTTGGATTATGCCTTTATAAATAATAGGATTATCTTTAAGAGTAAAAGTTACTTCATCTCCCTCATTAGGAGAGTCTATTTCTGACAATAAACGAAGCAGTTTTTTAGCTCTAGCTTGATTGTTTATTTGTTTTTCTTTTTTAGGTATTTTTGCCATAGCTTTTTTTCCTTTTTACTAAGTTTAGACTCTTGAATACAAATTCCTTCTCTAACTCCCTTTTCTACACATTCAGCACACCATTGGTCTTTTCCACGAGCAGTAAAAACATTAATTATCGTACCTTGAGCACCTCTACCATGAAAAGATTTAAAACAATGGGGACATTTACTAGGATCAAGGGGGATAACATTCCTACTTGCCCTTTCAAATCCTTGCACAGAAGTATCATCTTGATCTTGTAGTTTGACATTTTTTATTGGTATTAGTGGCATATTATCCTTTAATAACTGCTAGTGGTGTTAATTCTACTAAAATTTTAACTAAGTCTTTTTGATTTTCCATAACAGTTTTTATGTCTTTATAAGCACTTGGAGCTTCTTCTAATTCATTTTGACTTCTAGGAGCGCCGATAACATCTTTCATAATTTCCTGTTCGTGAGCAAGATTTAAAGTTCTTTGGGCTTCTTTTCTTCCCATTCTTCTACCAGCACCATGACTACAACTCTCAAAACTTTCTTTATTTCCTAATCCCTCAACAATATAGCTTTTAGTTCCCATAGAACCAGGGATTATCCCAATAATTCCTTGTCTGGCTAGAGTAGCTCCTTTTCTATGTACCCAAACATTTCGATTATAATGATTTTCTAATGAGGCGTAATTGTGAGCGATATTTATCATGGTATCAAAACCAGTCTGGTTGGTATTGTTTGCGACAGCTTGAATAACTCTTTCCATCATCAATTCTCGATTAGCTAAAGCAAACTCTACACAATATTGCATTTCTTTGATATAAGCCTGTCCTTCTTCACTATCTGTTGGTAAAAAGGATAAACCATCTTCTCCCTTAAATGGAGGAATATTTGAATACCATTTGTTGCACAAATCTTGAGATACTTTATTATAATGTTTAGCTACTTTGTATCCTAAATTCCTACTACCAGAATGTAACATTATCCAAATGTGACCATCATCGCCTTTTTGAATTTCTATAAAATGATTGCCTCCACCAAGAGTACCGAGAGATTTTTGAGCATTATCAAACTCTTGATAAACAATTGGACACTCATCCATAAAACATTCTTTTTCATATTTTTTTATTTCTGGCATCAATTTTTCATCTTGAGCTTTTTGATGCTTTCTAAACCCAAGGGGTATTGTCAACCTAATATCGGTCATTATCTTTATAAGAGTCTTTTGGTCAATCTCTGTTAGAGAGGTTTTAACGGCACACATTCCACAACCGATATCAACACCTACAAAATTTGGGACTATAACACCCTTAGTAGCTAATACCCCACCTATCGGCGCTCCGTAACCAAAATGCCCATCTGGCATCAAAGCCGTGTGATGAAAAGCAAAAGGTAATGAACTAGCATTTTTGATTTGTTGTATAGCTTCTTTTTCAATCGATCCTTTTTTTGACCAAATAAAAGAAGGAACTATCATATTGTCTTTTTTAAATTTATACATATTTAATATTCCTCATTATGATTTATAAAATGACAGTTAGCACAAAAAAGTACACATTTTTTAATCTCTTTTAAAATTCTTCCCCAAGAATAATTTATAAGAGTTCTCGTATTAATAACAAATTCTTTTTGTTTCGGATCTTTATGATGAACTTGAACAACACAAGCATTTTTTCCATTATATTTTAAATTACACTTTGAATTAGAACACTTACCACCCATCAGTACAATAACTTTAACCTTTAGTCGATGTCCTCTTTCAACTTTACTTTCATATCTAGACTTTCTATTTCTATGATTCCATTCTCTTTTATATTGAGTTGGATCTTTATATTTCCTTCCATTATGACCACTAATATAGACATGATCCCTTCCATATTTGTCGGTCAAATCAAGTTTTCTACCACAACCACATTTACATAATTTAATTGGTATTTTTCCTATATTACTTAAAACCTTCATCTTTATTAGTTAACTTTTAAACAAGAAGAAACGACATTTGTCACTCTGCGAAGATTCTTTTGAGACAAACCGTCACCCTCTATTTGAAGAGACATTTCTATAAGTGCTTCTTCACCATAATCGTTAATTATTTTGCTGTAGGTACAATTACAATAAGTATAATTAGCTCCTTCATCCATACATCCTTCTATAAAAAATTCTTTTAATTCAGATGGAACTGGAGGTTCTGGCTCAATTTTACTTGGTGTCCCAATTAACACGCCGATTATAAAAACTACCATTAATACTAATATCCATTTTATCTTTTTCATCTTTTTCTCCTAAATTTATAATTTTATTTTCTAGTGTAATAATGATTAATTTAATTCTATATCAGGAATAATGGCTGATGGTTTAAATATAACTTTATAATTATTCACGCTGACATCTTTGCTTTCTATCTGTTCTGCCATATAGGTAACATTGTCAGATAATCCTAGAAAGTGTTTCTTATAACTGTCCTCTCCAACCTTACAAGTAACACTCAACTCTCCTGCTGGATCTGCATTGCCTAAAGAACAAAACCCCTCTATAGTCAGGATATATTCTCCGTTTATGCCATTGTAGAAAATTATCCTTCTATTGATCCTGAACATGTCTGCCTCTCTTGAAAGATTCTGCGAGGCGATATTTGCATCATTACATCCACTTAATAATACCGAACTTACTAATACTAAAAGTATCAAACTTATTTTTTTCATTTTTTTCTCTTAAATTTATAATTTTCTATATTTTTTAAATAATTTATCCATATGTTTAAAAACATTATCCATGTCTTTAAAAACTTTCTCAAAATCTTCTCCAACTTCACCCCAATCTTCTGTTTTTATTTCTTTTGAATAACGATAATAAGTTTTTCGTGAAACAAAAAGCTTTTTTAGAGACTGTCTTATTTTTTTTAACATATTATTTTTCACAATTAAATGTTATTTTGCCTGACAAGCTACCATCATAGTTAAAATTCTTTAAGTTACCATGACATGCTTCTTGAGCGAAACAAATTGCTCTTTCGGCACTACTCTGTGTTTTATCACAAGCACTAACTTCTTTTATCACTTCTTTTTCTACTTCTATTCTTTTAATTCTTGATTCACATCGATAACGGATAGCAAGAGAATAACCCATCAATATTCCTATCCCTAAAATAATGCTCATATATAAATAGGAAAATAATTTTTTATTCATGGTATTTTAATAAAAATTCAGGATTAACTACTTTAAAGCTAAGACGACCTAAGTTTTGGTAACTAGCTTCTATTAAAGGTCTAAAAACAATTCCTTCCGCCCAAACAGTAGGATTAATTGTAGATTTAATAGTCGCAAACTCTACCATTTTATCTACTGTTTTTAATAGTTTAAATTTATCGCCCAAAATTGGTACTGTCTGAACTCCAAGCTTTTTACAAAAAGCAATAAATTCTTCGTAAGGAAGATATTCTCCTTTACTAATATCATAAATATTAAAGAAATATACTCGAGTTCCTCTTATCTTTAATTTATTACCTTGAATCCCCTCCCCCACTACTTCTCCTTGCATGGCATAGTTTCCAAGTTTTTTTAATTTATTTTCTATATTAAGCTCGATAATTGGTTTCCAAAATTGATTATTCTGGTCTTTTGGATACCAGATATTACGACTACAAACCCCCATTTTTCCGTTATAGTGAAAAAAAGTAAGACTACTACCATCTACTTTCTCAGTTATATAAAAAACTCTATTTCGATGACGCTTTAATATTTTAGGGAAATTTTGTAATCTTGCTTCATCTGTTTTAGGAATAAATTGAGGAAATGGTTTTAAAAGTCTTCCCCAGAGTTTTACTGCTAGTTTTGGAAAAGTTCTCTTAATAAACATTCCAATTTTTATAGGAAGCCAATTAGGAAATACCACAGGAATGCGAGAAGATGGAACATTGTTTTGTCTAATAAATTTTTCGTATTTAATTACCCCTAATTTTTTAGTAACATCTTTTCCTTCTTTCCATATGCTTTGTATTTTTAATTCACTTGCGAAAGAACCTATGGGTAAGGCTAAACCTTGAGAAATCTGTTTTCTAAGCCTAATTGTTTTTAAACGATAACCACTATGTTCTTTTTGGTCTTCACCTAAAATAGTTTTAATTCCGGTGTCTTTTAAAAAATCAAATTGAGGTAAAACAGGAAGTAAAGAATCTACTTCGAAGAAAACACATAAATCTCCTACTTTAAACTCTTTTTTTCTAACAACAACTTTCCATCCTAAGACAGTCGCAACTTCAATTTTATCTGCTCCTTCAATAGGTTTGAGGTCTAATATTTTTTGTATAGTAGCTAATTTTCTAGTCATATTATTGTTGACTCCTTGTATAATCTAATATATCCCAAGTCTTATTCATATTCTTTTTTTAAATCTTTTAATTTTTGATAATAGTCTTCTCTTATTTGCATTATATCTTCACTCATACGGCCTATAATTACACCTTTAATACCATCTTTTCGTATTCTGTTAACTCTATAATTATCAGTTTGTTGCTTTCTTATTTTTTCAAATTCTATCCCCATTTGAGCCTGATTCTTTTTATAAATTAAAAATGGTTCTATTTTTTCAAGAATATCTTTTGCAAATGAACCTAAAAGTGCCCATTCCCAACAAGTACCCTTACTACCGCTTTTATAAACATGTCCTCCAAATGTTTCTTGGCAAAAATTAATTATTCTTTTGTCTTTTTGTGCAACTCGAACACTTAGACTATAGCTTTTAATTTTACTTTTATGAACTATTTTTCTTATTCTAATACAGCCATCACAATCTATACATCCTGCTAAATATGCAAATTTTTCAATACTGATTTTATTTAGTTTATTTTTCATTGTTGTGACCTCGCTATGTCAAGCAAATCCCACGTGTAAGGCTCTCTAATATTTGCACTTGGGTCAATTGTAGATAGTCTTCTAACTACCTTATGAGTAATTCCTAATTTTACTGCTTCATCAACTGAAAACCACTTATCTTTACCACTTTTAAATAAAGTTTTCCAATATTGGATACTCGTTTTACCTTGAGTTTGAACAGAAAAGAATCTTGCCATTTTTTCTTGAGATTCATTAATATATTCAAGTCTTTCTTGAACATCAGGGGCTTTATCTACTATTCCAAAACTAATTGAGTGCATCATCAAACAGGTATTATCGTGGATAACTCTTTCTTGTCCTCCCATAAAAAGGATAAAACCACCAGAGCAAGCATTAGCTAAGGCAACTGTTTTTACAGGACAATGCAAAGTTCCCATTATATCTGTGGCTACAATAGATTCAAAGAAATTTCCCCCTCCTGAATTAATTACTACAGTAAGAGGTAAAGAATTGTTTTGAGCTTCTAAATCAATTAAATTAGAATAAAGTTTTTCAATTAAAGAATCATCCAAAGGCCCATTAATCCAAATCTCTCTTTTCTTAAGTTTTTCTTTAAAAACCTCATGTTGAATTAATTGGTTTTTATTTAGTGGAAGTATCGGATTTTGGTTTATCATTTTCTTTATTTTTTAATAATTTTCTAATATTTTTTGAAACAGAATTAATACTTGATTCTAATTCCTTTTGTTTTTTGGTTGTTTGTCCAATTGCCATTCCCATTATTTTTTGGTTATTTATAATTGTTAAAAGAACATTGGCAACTTGTTGAAAATTATATTGAGCTGAAGCATTATGTTTTCCTATTGAGAGAGAAGCATTTGGATCACCTGATGCTGGTGCAGGTAATTGAATATTTAACAATGGCTTATTAGCCACTTGTTCTTTTTTTGCTTCGTCTTTATTTTTAACTTGTTTTATTGGCATATTTTGGTTCAAATTTTAATACTGTTTTATTTGGATTAGTACCATTACTTGTAGATATCGTATATGTAATATCACCTGTTTTGTAAGGCATTGTAAAAGAATCTTCATCTCTTTTCCAGGGATATTCGTCTGGCCCTGGGGTATAAGGAGCAGGTTCTTTTCCCATCTTCTCTATTTGTTTTAATATTTCACTTTGGTCAACTTCTTTCTGCGTTAATTCTCCATTGATTAATTTTTCGTTACATTCAGAGCAAAGATAATTAATAGTTTCCTTATTAGTTAGTAAAATGGCGTTTTTAAATAAAAGTTTTTTGTGGCAACTTACACACTCAACTTCTCGATTTTGTCCAATGCCTAATTTTTTTGCTATTTTTTCTAACTCTTTTAATCTATCAGTTTTCATATATTTATTATGGTCTTACTCCTGGCCATTTAGCACCTTTGGCTATACAAGTTGGACACATATAATAATTAATCTCTTTTGCTTTTGGTGGTTTATACATTTTTTTACCATTTATTACTTTTATTACTCCTTTTTCAAGAATTTCCAATCTAGTTTGGTGCATTCCTGTTGTCGTTTGTTTACCACAAAAACTACACTTAACAGTTGGTAAAGCGATATCTTCAGCATCACTTAACTTATTCTGTTTTGGCGTTATTATCTTGGACATCTTTTTTAGGTTGAGTGGTAACTTCTTGGGCTGTTTTTCCAAACGGAGTAGTTACTGGTTCATCGGCGATACTTTCTAAATACCAAACCAATACATAAATTTTCTTTCCTATTGAATAAGAATTTCTTCCATTAAGAAATCTTTTAACATTGTCTATAGTGGAGAGAAAATCGCCTATTTCCTTATCAAAGGTAGCAATCTGTTTGACATTTGGGTTTTCTGAAGAAACAAAAGATTTAACTTTCATGTAAGCATGGACTGTCTTTTGTCCTGAATTGGGGATATTTGGTTGTGGTGGCATTTTTAATTTTCCTTTAATAACTTATTAAACTATTAATAATTATATGATATCGTTCTGGAAAAAACAACTAGATATTTATTCGGTTGGAGTATGCGATCCTGGCTCATTCGTTGTCTTTGGATTAGCCACTTCTGTTCCTTGACTAGGTTCTTTTCCGATAGCATCTTGAATTGGAAGTAAACTATCATTTTTAGAACCAACTAGGTAATATTTATTTGCCCATTCTTCATCTAATGGTAATTGCCCCATAGCTATTCTGGCTTCATTAAATGAATATAGCCCTTTTGTCCAACCCATCATGAAATCTCTACGAGAAGCCTCTGATTCTTCAAGTCCTGCTGTTCTGAAATCAAATCTCCAACCTTCAATCTTTAATCCATCTTTAATAATTTCTTGAGTTAATTTTTGTGCAATTAATTTTCTTAAAGGGAAAACGAGAGATAAATAAAACGATTTTCTTTCTTCGGCTGAGGTTGCCCTATTAGAACCTTCTGGAAAACCAATTAAAAACAATGGACAGCCATATTGACCCCCCACAAGTTTTAATCCGTAGTTTAGAAGCTCTAAATAAGCCATATCTTGGGGAGTGATACCTAAAACCTTAGCTTCTGCTCCTTTAAAGGAAACTAATGTTTTTCCTGCATTATGTGGACCTTGATAATTCTTTTCCCAAAATGCGGATACTGCTTCAGCATCAGCTTCGGTTGAATCATCTGGAAGTATCAATTGTAAAGGCGGACGACCACCATTTTTTAAAATATTGATGTTATAAGTTAAGGCTCTTAATAAAAGCTGTAAAGTAGCCATGTTATCTTCTAAAACCGCCCTACCATAGAGATTAGCCCTTCTGCTTGGTCGTCTAATCTGACAAATTTCGTTTAGATTATAAATAATGCTTTTGTTTGCTGTAGTTTTTTGTTTATATCCTGATTTTTGGATAACTCCTTTTTTCTTTAATTCAGCATTAACAAGAATAGACATCTTAACTGGATCAAGATTATAAAGCTCTGCTAACATTGGGTTTTTATTTTTAGCACTTCCTTTTGTAGGAACTTTCTCCATATACCAGTTTCCATAACAAAGATAATTTTCAATTCCTGCTTGAATTAAAGTTTCAATTGTATCGTCTGGATTAGGTCTATCGAAAAAATCAATCAATCGTTTTAAATCGGACTTTTTACCCCTACTGCCTGTTTCTTGTTTAATAACGTAACCACCACCAAGTACGGCATCTCTTATGCGGAAAGCACTTTGGATTGAACCAGGGGAATCTGAATAAAGGGTGCTTAAAGTAGAATAGTTTTTCTCTGAAGTCATTATGTTGGCTGAAAATTCAGTTTCTATTCCTGAAGTAGAAATATATTTTCGAGAAGAACTGAACTTTCTATCTAAGGCCTTGACCGTTTCAACTGACCAATCTTTTTTCGCAGCATCTAATGCCTTATGAACTTCTTTAGTTACTTCTTTATTGTATTGAGTTTTAAGTCCTTGAGATAATTCCTTTTTGAGTTTTTCAATGTCTTCTTTCTTTGTTTTTTCCCATGCTACTTTTTCGATACTAATCTTATCTTTTACGTTATCGCTTCGTAGAACAGCTTTTTCAATTATTTTTGGTATTTTCATGCTTTTTTGCTCTTTTTTTTTAAAAAACAAGCTTCTAAGACAATAATAGACGGTTTAGGGGGAAAAGGCAACTAAATTAGGCCCCTAAGAAGCCACGCCCAGGAGTTCCCTTCCCTGCTTGGTAACAAACCCCTGCTACTGCATCAGCTACGTCTTTACTTCCTCTCCTAGGGTGGTCAATTTTAGTTCCTTTAAGTTCTTCTAATTGTTGAAGCTCTTCCACAAGTGGTTTGTAATAATAATAGTCTAATCTTCTATCAAGTAAAGCAGATTTTAAAGTATAATAAGCTTCTGGATTTCTATCGATTGAAAACATTTCAGAATTAATTCCTGCTGATTGTAAAGTTTGAATTGAATCAACTGATTGCCAACCATCAAAAGTGACCTTACTAATATTGTAACCAATATCTTTTAGACGATAAATAAGTTTTCTAACATCTTCGAATTGAATTTCATCTCTAGGTTTAGCTTGAATTCTCATCATTAGGTCAATATAAATTTTAGGTTTCTTTTCTATTTTTCCTTCAATACTTTTAACTTCTTCCCAACCTGCAAATTTACCCATAGCAAAACCAGCAGCATCGCCCTTGCCGTCTTTGTTTAATCCTAGATCGACATGGACGAATCTTTTATCGCTATCATATTCTGGACTCGATATTGAATTGATAAACCAATCAAAAAAATCATTTGTTTTAGAATCGAAAGGATGTCTGCGACCATAATTAGCATATTCCTTAATAAGTAGTGGATTATTAAAGAAGCCCTGAATAGCCATAGACGGTTGAGCTCCAAAATCTCGCATAGCTCTGTCTGGATTTTGTCTAAACTCATCTTCATATTCAACAGGAATCATTGTTCCTTTTAGAGCAGTTAAATATTTTCCTAAATCAAATTTTGGCCCCGCAAATGTTTCAGGTGGCATGGCTTCCCACAAAGGAGCTCTCCGACTAAAAATTTTATGATTAGTTTCTGCTTCTATAAATTTCTTTTCAGCAAAATCATAAACATATCTAGGCGAAGTAATAATAAACAGTTTTCCTTTAGATAAGAAACGAGAACGAATACGTTTTTTTATTTGATTGTACGATTCTTCAGCATAATCTTTATCTTTTGTTAAAGTGTGAAAAGAGGCTTCGTCTATAACAGCACCAAAAATATTGTATCCCAAAGGAGCTTCTTCATTTGAACCTACAGGAAGAATATAAATATTTTTAGGCATTCTTATTCTTGATTTAATTCTTGGATCAGGTGGATATAAAGATTGTATCCATTTATTATTATCCAACCTATTTTTAATTTCACCAAAAACAATATCTTTAGCTTGAGAAAAAGATTTGGAAATATTGATAAAAGCAATATTAGTTCCTTTAGCAAAATGAAAATATCCTTGAGGGTTTTTTAAACAAAGAAGTCGATAAATAGAATAAACGATAGCCATCGATGAAACATAAGACTTTCCCGAACCAATACCAGCGATATATAAAGCTTCTTCGTATTTCCCTAAATTTTCAAAGTCTTCAAAAGTCGTTCCTCCGTCAAAAATATCAATTAAGAGCTTTTTATTAAAAGGCCTAGGTCTATCTTGTGGGTGAACAAATTCAGGACTTTCCAGAAATTCCTGCATCGTCACTGGTCGGTACTGGTATTCCTGATGTTTTGTCAGAAACTCCAGATCCTTTAATTCTTTCTCGTTTGCGCTTTTTAAGAATTTGATCAATTGTCGTGACAAGGGCATCTTTTTCCTCCTTTTTTAAGTTACTAACTTCTTCTGCAAATTTTGCCGTTTTAGATTGAGCATAAAGATTAACATCTAAATTTTCAGCACTTTTAACACCTTCAACATCAATTATCTTAGTTAAAACTCCTAAGGCGGTATTTAAAAAACTATTTTTAGTATGGCCTTTACTATTAGTATATTCTAAAACAGATCTTTGATATAGGAAATTAAGTTTATCAAGAAGTGCTGCTCTTTTTTCAGGAAAATCAATAGAAATTGAAGCATCTTCCTGTCGGATATATTCCATATCATTTCGCATGATAGTTTCTGTAGCCGGAACTTTAATTATTTGATTTTTATTTATCTTGATGCCCCTATTAAGGATAAGCACCATTTGGTGGGGTTCATAACCCATTCTCATTAGTTCCCTTACTTTACCCCTACGCAAAGCGGTTTTATTCACCTCATCTATTTTAATTTTTTTCCCTACCATTTGCACTTCGGCTGGCATTGGAAAAATATCTTCAGTTTCTGTTATTTTTTTAGGCATGGTTCTTTATATAATCCTTACAGATTAGGGAAATCCCGTCTGAATTTTCCTCAAGTTTTGTTAATTCTAATGCTCTTGTAATATTGTCATATTGCTCTTGAGTTAAGACAACTTCAAAACGATATTCTTTAGCTTCACCCAATTCATCAATGGCATCATTTTCTTCTCCAAAATCTTCGTAATTAAAGCTTAAAAGATTCTCTAAACCGTGCATTTCATCAGAAGAATATCCTAGTCTTTCTTCTAATTCTTCGATTGTATAAGTTTTATTTAATTCATGAATTACTTCTGCTAGTTTTAAGGTGTCAAACTCTCCCCTTAATTTATTCATATTAATAGTAGAAAGCATGGCTTCGGGAAGTTTCTTATCAACAATGATTGCTGGAATTTCTTCGTAACCTATTCCTTTAGCTGCTAAATAGCGATGTTCTCCATCAACAATTTCATATTTAATCTTTCCTTTTGGTTTAACATTTCTTAAAAGAACAGGTTGTAAAAAGCCCTCCTCTCCGATCCTTTTAATTAATTGTTCCATTGTTTCTTCTGGAACGACATTTGGATTATATTTATTTATTCTAATTTCGGTAAGCTTTACGAGCTTAATTTCATGGTGATATATTTTTTTCATAATTATTTCTCCCAAACTATACCTCGTTTTGCCCAAACACGAGTTAAATTTTCTTCTAATTGGGCAAAGATTTTTGCATTATGTAAATCACGAACGCTGGCCATTTTTTTATTTGGTATGTCTAATAACTCACCAGCATTAAGAAAATGTTTAGAGAATTTATCTTTACCTTCTCTTGTTCTAATGTACGACAATTTTAACCCAAAATCTTTTAATTTCAAAACTTGACCATATCGACTACCAATTGTCCAAGAAGTACTATCAACTGAATAGAAAGGAAATTTTATCATTAAACTTGGCGAAGTAATCGCAAAACCATGAAATTTATGTCTTGGATGTCTAGCAAATACCCTAGTTAACCAAGTACCAATCCATTTTGAACTCCCTAAATTACCTACTCCACCTAAGCCTACATATTCATATTTATCACAATATTTATCTAAATATTTAAAATCTTCGGTTTGATGAAAAACTGGCATTGCTTTTACTCCCTTTTTTTCCATATATTTAAGGTTTTTATACGATTCTTCGGCACTTTTGGTATTACTTTTTACATCACCAATGACATCAAGATTAGCTACCGTACAAAAATGTTTAGCATTATCTTTAGCAAACTTAATATAATCATCAATTTTAATTGGTTTATTCAAACTATCAGCAGAGAAAGCTCCTGAATCTAAAAATACCCCTTTAAAAGTACCTAAAGAATCTAAAGATATTTTATGTTCTCTTAGGTAAAAATAAGAAACCAAAGAGTGTTTTACCTTGGCTTCAACAAGGGTTGCCTTGTTTAATTCACTACAAAAGCCAAGATAAATTCTCATAGTTTATTTATTACTTTTTTAAGAAGCACTTCTTTAATAGTTGATACTTCTTCTCGTTTACTTGACTTACGAAGTTCTGGACGAGAAAATTCAGTCATTGGGAAAGTATGCAAGTTTCCTCTGGCAGTATATTCCATTAACACAAAGACATATTTAAGCTCTAAGACATCAAACAAAGTTTCAGCTATCGTTTGAGTAGCATTTTCATGGCTTATACCTACGTTTCTGAAAGAATTTAACCAAAGCTTTAAACATTTAAGTTCAACTACTTTTTTGCCTGGTATGGTGATTAAATGCACTGTGGCAAAATCAGGATAACCACTCCGAGGACATAAACAAGTAAATTCTGGGAAGGTTTGGTAAAGAACCTCTTCATTTTTAGGAGCAGCCCATATTTCCCAATTTTTAGGATTGCTAAAAATATTTACTTTTTTCGTGCCATATTTTTTATCTGTCATTTTATTTTTTTAACTTTTAATTTTATCTAGTCTGCTAAATTAAGAAGACTTAAAAACTCATTTCTAAGAGCATCTTCGCTTGATTTTCTAAATTTACCGAGCATTACCGAAGTAATCATTTGAGCATTTTGCTTTTCAATTCCTCTAGCTCTCATACAAAGATGAATACCTTTAACCACCACGGCTACGCCTTGAGGTTTTAGATATTTCATAATGTCATCGGCAATTTGTTGAGTCATTCTTTCCTGTATTTGAAGCCTACGAGCATAAATTTCAGCTAATCTGGCAAATTTAGATACTCCTAGAACTTTGCCGTTAGGTACATATCCAATATATATCTGTCCATAAAAAGTTTCCATATGATGTTCACATTTAGAATAGAAATCAATTTTAGGCACCATAACTAATTGGTCTATTCCATTGGCAGGGAAAATTTTAAAAACGTCTTTAGGGTTTTTACCATAACCACTACAAAAAAAACGTAAAGCTTTAGCCATTCTTTGAGGGGTTTCTTTTAATCCTGGTCTGTTTGGATTTTCTCCTAATTCAATTAGAAGTTGTTTTGTTAATTTTTCTATTTTATCTGTCATTTTTTTTCTCCTTTATATAAATCATTGGCTTAAGCTTATTACCTCGTTTAGTTTTTACTATTGCCGGTAAGGGATAAAATCCCATAGCTTTCCAAAATGGTTCTGAATCAGTCGGATCTTTTGTGGCTAATATTTTCATATTAGTAACATTAAAGACTTTGACCGATTCTTCAAATAATAATCTGCCTATACCTTTACCTCTTTGCTCTTTGTCAACGACTAAAATGCTGACTTTCTTTTCTTTAAGAGCATATAGAACTACTCCTACTACTTTTTCTTCTTCTGCAACTAAAATCCTTTTTCTTTTAATTGAATCTAACAATGCGTCTGTATAAAGAAAATAAAAGATATCACATAAGTTCTGTATTATCTTTACATCTTTTGGTTCAGCTAGTCTTATTTTCATATTCTGTTGGATCAGTAACACCAGCTAATTTGAAAGCTTCAATTCTTTCAACGCAAGTACCGCACTTACCGCAGTGTTTTTCTCCTCCTTTATAACAAGACCAAGTTAATTCATAAGGTAGTTTCATTTCAGAACCGATTTTAACAATTTGTGCTTTTGATATATTCATAAAAGGAGCGATCACTTCAACTTCTCCAAAGCCTTCATTGGCTAAAAAGCCACAAAGATCTAAGGCTTTAATGAATTGGGGTCGGCAATCAGGATAGATAGTATGATCGCCAGAATGAACTCCAACATGAACTTGAGTAGCTTTCGAATTAACAGCATATCCGATAGCGATTGAGAACATAATCATATTTCTATTTGGCACAACTGTTAGTTTCATATTATCTTTAGCATAATGGCCTTCTGGAATATCAATATCGCTTGTTAGAGCCGAATTGCTTATTAGTTTCGTGATAGAAGATAAATCAACTATTTCGTGAGTAACTTTTAACCTTTTACAAAGTGCTTTAGCATAATCTAATTCCTTTTTATGTTTCTGTCCATAATCAAAGGAAATAGCAGCAACTTGTCCGTCTAAATTATGCCAAGCGACATAAAGGGCTGTTGCTGAATCTATACCACCTGACAAAACTACAACTGCTTTTTTCATAATTAAACCCTCCTTTTGGCTCCCCAAATCTCAACTTGTAATCTATTCATTAATCGGTAGCCTTTCTTTTTAACAATTTCGACAACAACTTTAGCATTATGAGCAACCTCTTTTGGAGTTACTCCTTGAGGCATTAAAATTATTTTATTAATATCTAGTTTCATTGGTATCACAAAATCTTTTTCAACTTCTTCAACATCCGCTTCTGTCATTACTACGAACTTAAATTGAGTATCAGCCTTATTTAATGCTTTCAATACTTCTGGTTTAATCCTTACTGCTTTAACATTTTGACTATTTTTTAATTTAGGAGAACAATTAAATTGACATCCAAATAATTGTTTTCTTGTTGGCATAATTGTTCCGTTGGTTTCGATTTCAAATTCCCATTCAGGCATTAAATCCATTAATTGGTCTATTTTTATTTTTTGAAGTAACGGTTCGCCTCCAGTAATAACCAACCTTTTTTGTTTTTTAGGATTCTCACAAGTCCACGCTTCTTCTAACCTAGCTACAATTTCTTGTGGAGTTAATTCATAACTTTCTGTCCAAAAAGCCTTTGATTTTGGATTCCAAGTATAAGGAGTATCACACCAAACACATCTTAGATTGCAAATGTGAGTACGCAAAAACACTGTCGGTTCCCCCATTGTCACTCCCTCACCTTGAATTGTATAGAATATTCCATCTCCTGAAAGGCGTATTTTATCTGGACTTAATCTTATATTTTTTGGGTTTCTTAATTTTTCGTTTATTTTTTGGTCGGCAAGGTCAAAAGAACGAAGTAATTCAGGATCAAAACTGTCTTGAATACCGCCACCATATTCTTTAATTATCCTATCTTTGCTTGATAAAATTTCTCGATCCATTACTTTAAACCTCCTTGATATGTGGCTGCATTTTTGGGAGTTTCATAGACAGTTATTTTATCAACGACAACATTACTTTTGGTTACTGTTTTCAAAACAATCTGTATTTCGTCATAAATTTCTTTAGCAATATTTTCTGCAGTAGTATTAGTATTCATCCAATAAATCCAATCCATAGGCATTGCTTTTGAAATTTCTTTATTAAGAGGATCATCAATAAATAAAATAAGTTTGTGGTCGTAAACAGTATCTATATGATCGTTCATAATTTTCTTTAAATCTCCAAAATCTATCACTGCTCCCCACTTATTTAGGTTATTTGCTGATACTTCAACAATTACTCGATAAGTATGACCATGAATTCTTTTACATTTGCCTTGATAATCCGATAGACGATGAGCTGCATCAAAAGTCATTTCTGTTTCTAAGGTATATTTATTTGAGTTCATCTTGTGCTCCTTTTTCTCTAATAATATTCAACATTTTACTTAATAAATTTAAATCTATGACAGCTAGAATATATTTTTTACCAGATTGCCTAAGGACAAGCACCGATTCATCTTTGGGTTTTTTACAATATTTTTTCTTAACTATATCAAACAAAGAAAAGACACGAAAACGCTTATATCTCTTTGTATCTACTTTAAGGGTAGGGAAATCAGGAATCTTTACATCTACGTCTACTTGACCAAAATCAGCTCCCCTACTTACTCTTTTACCACCTAATACGGCAGCAGTTGTTCTTTCTAATTGTTTCCAAGTATTTGTATGCATAAGCTAAAACTTTAACTAATTTTTAAGTCAGAGATACAGGATTCGAACCTGTAACCTGATGCTCCCAAAGCACCCGCTCTACCAGTTGAGCCAATCCCTGTTTTAACAACTAAATGCTATGAAGAAGGAAAGTCATTATCTAGAATGAACCTTCTCAAGTTTGAGAGTAGAGGCTTGATATTATTTATCATTACTCAAACAACCTATCTTGTCCCCTTTCCGTTAAAGAGGCGGTGATAGTGCCTTATCTCCCTACCAGGAGATTGTTCAGCCACACAACATTTAATTGTTAAGTTGCTTATCCCATTATACTACACGCCATTAATTAATTACTAGTTGTTGGTTTTTGTGAATTACAACAAAATGGGGGGTATTTTATTATCAGATAAATCTTGATCTACTTGGCTTTTAGATATGGTTACGAATTTATCTTTACGACCACAATTAGAACAATATTTTAAATTACGATTGGAAAATTCTTCAAACAAAACCCCCGCCTCTATAAGAGCTTTCGTTTTTTCTTCACTAACCACAAAATGGATAGTGCCACAATTTAAGCACTCAACATAAATTATTTTTTTCATAGCCTATTTATCCGTTTTTTCTTTAACCTTAACTTTCTTTTTTTCTTTAACTTCTTTTTTAACCTTAAGTGTTTTTTTCGCTTCTTCTTCAGTCTTACTTTCTACTTTGGTTGATTTTTTAAAAACTTCTTTAGGATCTGCTAAAACAAAGTATTGAAGTATATCCACGACCACTATAGTTTCTACTTTCTCGACTTTTACTTTATTTCTAGCAAAACTACCGAGAGCTTGATTTAACTTTTTAATGTCATCGTATTGATAAAGTTTACTCATTTTAATTTATCTCCTTTTCTAAATATTTAAAATTATGTCCCCAAGTTTTAATACTTTTAGGCATTGGTTTGCCAAATGTAATGAAATAATGACAATCCATGCAAATAGTTCTACAATTATCCATATTAAATCTAAGTTCTATATATTCAGACCAAGATTGAATATGATCTACTTGTAATTTTCCACCTTCTTGTCCACATAATTGACAGGTGTAGTTATCTCTTTCAAAAACCTGCTTTTGAATTGTCTTTCTAAACCTTATTCTCTCTAATAACTCCTTTGTGTAGTTTATTTTAGAGATTCCACCTTTCCAAAAATGACTGTTTTCTCCACTAATGTCAGTTCTTTTTCTTCGAGACGTACTCATCTTTACTCTCGTTTCTTTAGAAGGCTTAAGTCCTTTATGAGCCTTACTTATCTTATTTTTCCACTCATCGGTTCTGGGCTGGGAACATAGTTTCTCAATATTCTTTCTTCTTGTTTCTGTATAAACATATCCTCTGCCCATAAAAACCTCCTTCTCTTAACTAATATTTAATAATCTTATCACACTTTACTTATGCTTAGACTTCTGTTTGGGAATATTTTTTTGAGGGGGAAACTTTTCTTCAGCTTTTATCAGATAAATTGAAAGTATCGCAAACAAGATTAACCCTCCTATTCCAGTTAAGATTGTCTTCATAGTTGCGCCTTACTGGGGCGTAATTTTTATTTTAACACGTCGGAAGAAAGAATAGGGTCTTCTAGCCTAGGAATTAAAACACCTTCTGGTACCTTGTCAAATTTTTTACTATAAATAACTGCTTGATAATTATTATTAAGGACATCATATTTAACTCTCAATACTTCAGCGTCTTTAGGAAACTTATTTTTAACTGCTCTTTTAAAAATATCAGCAAGTATTTGAGCAGATATTTCTACATATTTAACTCTAGTTGCTTTCATCTTTATTACTCCATTCTGGATACTTTTCTAAATTAGTACCTTTAATGCCAATTGTTAAAATATCTCTAATAGGAACTTTATATGCTTTACCTGTAGTTAGTAAAACGATTTTTTTATATTTGCCAAGCTTAGCCTCTATTTCTTTAAGCGTTTGTTGGCCTGCATCTGTCTTCCATTTAGTTTGTATGGTGGTCATAATTTTTTTTCCTTAAAAAATGATAAAAAGTCATTTTTGTCTAAAACGACAACTTCTGTTCCATTTCCTAATTGAATAGATAAACAAGGTAATTTTCTACATTTTAATGCTTCTGTATATATCTTATCCCAGATAGCTTCTGTTACTGAAAAACCATGGTGTTCTGTGGTCTTACAGTCTATTAAAAATTGTTCTGTAGTAACATCTCCAGGAGCAAACCATAGTCCTCCACTTCTAGGTTTAGTTTTTCCCCC